TTTTTTTTTTTTTTTATAATTATTTAAAGGAAACACTTGCAAAATCATTTAATTAGCTAGAGAGCTCAGCCGCATCATAAACTGTCAGAACACCAGATTTGTAAATTATTGCTTCGCTTTCAGGAGCGAAGTAGGCACAAAGCTCTGTGCGTGACCTTAGTCTTAACATGGACGAAGCAGAAAGCCCGTGGCGCTTGAAGATCTTTTCATTGTCTTTGTCCAAGGAAAAATATGCGTCCACGAGCTCACGCCAGCAAGGAGTATCTTTGTTTTTGTGAGCGAAAAATTCGTTCACCAAAAACAAAAGGTAATCATAGGCTGTCGCGTTAGTTCCTGCTGTATCCATCATCAAACCCATCCAACGCGACAACCAGGTATACTGGTCAGAATCAAAATTAGCGGTGGTCATTGACTTGGTATAATAGTCTACCGTATCACGAAAGGGCATGGCGAAGAATTGGCTTGGGTCATCATAACGAGGAACTTTTATGAAATATCTCTTGAGGTAAATTGGTCCTTTCACAATTATGTCAGTTCGAGCCGCGACATTATTGTGGAATTGAGTGTGGATCTCAGTCCAAAATGAATCAAAATAACCCGTGTCAGAGTGCTTAAGTCGCATTCCCCACGCCTCAGCAAAGAATTTCTCATATAGGCCGTACTTATAACCTGGTAAAGGCGCCAAGATGTACTTGAGAACGTCTCTGTGAGTAGAGAGGAGAATGTTGTCTCCATACACGAGCAAAGGATTTCTGTGAGCGCTCAATTTCTCCAAAAGGTCAACTTCATTTCGTTCTCGGAGCAAACGAACGAGGAAAAACCGAAAAGTAGTGTTAACAATACGGACGTAAGCAGTATCGCCCCACGATGTTCCATACAGACCTGAGAACATAACGCCAACGACCATTCGGTACTGCTGCCCAGTCCATTTGACCAATGTAGAAACCGTTTCATCAACTGAACGCATCATGAATGACTTCAAAATGGGATAATTAGGATGATTTGCATCGTAGTGAGCAAGCAAAACGGTAAAAATAATTGTCAATGGACCAGGCATCAAAGACTGGTCAAGTTTACGTATGTCAGTATGGAAAAACGCGGTGTCCTCTTGATAAGCACACATCTCTTGGGCGACCCTCTCCGCTCCACCATGAGACCATTTGTGACCTATCCCAAAGCCTTCCGTCCCATAATACATGGGGAATATATTGGCGTAAAGGATCTTGTCAACAGTGAGCTTGATCAATGACATGATGAAGAAAATTCGGGTCTTCGACTCGTCTGTGCCTGCTTCTCTGACTTCGGCCTTGACTGCGATTTTTGCGGAAAGTAGTGGAAACCACGAAGAGGAGAACTCGACGTCACGTTTGACCGCATTTGCAATGCGCTTGCCAATAACGTCAATTTCTTTGGCCACATAATCAAAAGCAACGTTCTGTGGGCTTGAATTAGCCCACTGAATGATCATGTCGGAATAATGCTCCGTCTCAACATAGACATTGAGATAGCCTGAACTTTTCGTGGATTTCTGATCAGTGAAAGCAATAGCGTCACTATATGAAAACCCCGGGCTCGGCAACTTGGTGGTAGGCGCCTGGGCTAGCAGCTGTATAGTCGCTGCTAACACATCTTTTGGAGCTACGCGCACCCACATCTGGTTGTCGAGCATATTGCGAAGGGAATCATAAGCGCCGCGAAGGCTACAACCGGAAACAAATGCTTGTTCCGCAAAGTGTGCGGGTTGTTGGTTTTCGGCTCGTGCCGGCATAAGAGCTAAGCACTCCGGAGAGTGACTGCCAAGCACACTGCCATCAACACACTCACAACGCGGAATAGGAAATATTTCCGGTGGAAACTGATCTTGCCACTTTCGGCACATCACCTGAAGAATCAAGGGCCGTACATAAGCGGGAGTGGGATTGAGAGCCGCTTTGAACGGATGCGACAACTGAACATCATAGACGTTATGGCCGGCAAGATGTTTAATCTTATCGTACCACTCATCGTCTGCGGGCCCGTCATCGTAATCTTCAATTACTCGACCTTCAACCTTAAGGTGATCTATTTGTGATGCAATAGAACAAAACACTCGAAGCTGTGCCATTGCACCCTCTTCCCCATCAAACCACTCGTAAACTCCCACGAATCGCGCATACTGGGGGCGAGGACGCTTTTCCCCAGCAAGAACTTTCTGGAACACAGAAACAGTCCTACTGTCGCTATGCGAAAAGAAAGACATATTGTCAAGCAGCAGGCGACAAGGAACAGTCGCCGGATACGAAACTTTGTCCAAATTCCTACCGACAGTACGAAGATAACCCGTTCTTAAAAATTCGCTACTCGTGATGTGGTGCTGATACGGAAGAAGGTGTACTGACTTAACTAACTCTACAAGTATTTCGGAAATTTTCGGGTTAAACACAG